TTGCTTCCGCATCATCTAATGAGGTAGCTGTGTACGGAACAATTAAATCATCTGCTGGAACAAACTTTGATACCGCTCTTTGTTCCATTTCATCGTAGTATACTTTTTTAAATGTACTACCTGAAAGAGGTAAATGAAATAACATAGAATCAAACTCAGGTTCATATTCTTTCATCTGATCCATTATTTGATAATTCATAAAATCTTTTACACGTGTTGCTTGTTGTGTTTTCTCTGGTGTAGATAAACCAATTACTTGTGTTCTAACTGGTCCATCTGCTGGAAGTAATTCTTTATATGCTAATGCTTGAAACTGTGTAACTGCTTCAGCAAGAACTGGGTGAGTTGCACCTGATGCACCACTAAATGGTTCTGTTCTGTTATCGTATTTAAAACCTAAAAGGTCTAGTCCTTGTGTGTAAGTTTTTTCCCAGTCTTTTCTACTTGAAACATATTCTTGATATTTATTTGTTAAGTTAGATGCAAGTCTTCCAAGAACATCATCAGGTAAAAAGTCTGCAAGATTTGCATAATGCTCGTCACCACCTTCAGGCGATGCTGCAGCAGGATCTAAATTAATATCAACTGAACCATCTTCGTTTTCTTGAACTTCAACTGGACCAGGAGCATCTTGTTGCTCTGATACTTCTTCAACTACCTGTTCTTGAATCTCTTCTTCACCAGGTATTTCAAATTCTTTTCTGACTTCGTTTGGAAGCGCTTTGTCTATATCGGCCATTTATTTTTTCTCCAGATTGTTTGACTGTTGTAACAGTATTATACTTAATATTCAAGCCCTGAGGCAGGGGTCCGGCTTCAGGGGGCGGGCCACTCTTCTTTCCATATTTATATGGTGTATTAGTCATAGTCAGAATAATCCTGATAATTTAAGTCATAATCATTAGCGTCATCTGAACTAGGACCATATTTAGTTTCTAAATATTCTGCTTGAGCCGTTTGATCATTGTTTATATTTTTTACTCTTTTAACTTTTTCTTGTCTAAGTTTTAAATCTTTTTCATCTAATTTACCGGTTGCAAATTGTTTTAAAGAAGATGTATCTGACTCTAAAAAATTAATATCTTCTACAAGATGCTCTCCATCAAACTCTATCTCATAATCATCAGGTGACATTCTTATTCCTCTTGGTTCTAATTCACTTACTTCGAATTGAGCTGGAATGTTTTCACCTTTTTTTGTTTTTGTTCCTGGTATATAAGTAAATGTTACAGTGTCTTCACCCATGTTTGTTGGTGAATCGTAATCAACTTTAATTTTACCTGTTTCTAAATTTTTAGTTACTCTTACACCTTCCGCTTCACCAATTTGTTTTACAAAAACTTGTTCACCTTTTTGTTTTGCAAATTGTTTTGTAATATCTGTTCCTGTTTCAATAACCTTGTCAACTAAACCACCAAACCAGTCTGGCATTCCTTTTGCTGCTTCTATTGCGGGTTTAGCTTTTTTTAATAAGTTAGGTCCACCTCTTATTGCCATAATTCCTGCCGGTATCAATGCAAGTGTTTTTAAAAAATTTCTTTTTGAAAAACTACCTAGTCCTTTTTTAGAATTTTCAGGTCCGTCTGCAAAACCTACACGACCACCTACTGCAAGAAACTGTTGTGATGCTGTTTTAGGTTCTGCTATTGGAGTAATTATTTCTTCCTTTGCATTTGGATCTTTGTAAGGACTTTCAGTAAATCCAAATAACGAACCAAATTCTTTGAAACTTCTTTTCAAACCTTCTAGACCTGGACTCTCTGGAACATTTAATTCATCTAAACCTTGACCTGCAGGATCTTCTGGTATTGTACTTCTAATATAATTTTCAAAACCTTTTCTTGCTTCTTCAATAGGTATATCAAATTGTCTTGCAATTTCAGGAAGCATTCTTTTTTGTTTTTCAAATTTGTATGCTTCTTGTCCTAGTTCTAATATAGGTGTTGCAAGAGATGCACCTTTACCAACTTTACTTACAGCTTTAAACAAAGGTGATCTTGCAGCTCTTGGTATAAAAGAACTTGCTAAAAATTTTCCAAACTCTTTTGCTTTGCCTCCAGTTTTATTGTAAAGATTAAATGCATTTGCAACTTCATCTGTAAACGCTGCAGGTAGTGTTACCCACAATGGACTGTCTTCTTCCCAGTCTTGCATAGATGCAAAAGCAACTTGCATAATAGGTACGTCAAGAGCAGCAGTTCCTTTAATTATTTTTGATAAAGCATCACCTCCATATTTTTTACCAAAGGCTGCAATGTCTTCTCCTTGTGCTTTAAGATACTTTGCAAGAAATACAGGATCTGCACCACTATTAATTGTACCAGAAGTTTCGTTTAGAAGTTTAGTAACTTTACTCACGTCTTGTTCTACTTCGTTAAGTGGTATGTTTTTTATCTTAGCTAGTCTTTCATTGACAGCTTTAAACATGTCAGATCTAATCGCGGATTCAGGTCTGTCTATTTCACTTGCTCTTTTAACACCGGGTATATCTAAAAGTTTTGTAAATTTTTGTTCTTCAATATCTTTTCCTATTTGAATAGGGGTTTTTAACACTCTGTTTTTAGTTAAAATGTCATTAGCTAATTTAATTTCATCTTGAAAAATTTTATTAATGTCTTTTGTAAAGTTGTAACCCGATTTTTGTAAATAGTTTTTTACTTTTTCATCAGTATACATTTTAGCTACTTCAGGTTTTAAAAAACCTGCTTTTGCTTGGGAAGATTTATTTTGTAACGCTCCCTGCACTCTATTGATTCTATATGGAAGTATTCTTAAATTTGAAAAAGGTTCATTTTTAACAGAACCAAAGTGATCTATTTCATATGGATTTGAACTTGAAGAAAAATTTGCTCCTTTACTATAAGCTTTTTGCATTAATTCCTTAAATGTAATTTTGCTATTTGTTGAAGGGTCCGTGACTTCTCTAGATAACAAATCATTCAAATCATCATATGATTTATACACTTCTTTAAACTCTTTCATATTACGACCGTTAGCAACCAAATCATAATAATTGTAATCTTTTCCATTATATCTAAAAACAGAGTCAGCTTCAGTTATTAAATTACCTTGTTTGTCTATAGTTCCTGGAGCTTTAACCCATTGTACTTTATCACCACCTTGATTAATATGTCTTTTAACAGAATTAATAATAAATCTTTCAGGTGTATTAACTCCAGATAAAGTGATACCACTAACAGGTATTTGATCCGCCATTTCCATTACGTCAGATAATGTTTTATTTTTATTAACTATCTTTGCTTTAAAAGCAGGACTTTGTAGTTTTAAAGCTACGGGTTTAAAGTCTTGGTATTCAGGTATGTCTTGTAAAAACTTACTTACAGAAGCATTTGCTAAATTTGTATCTCTTACAATTTTACTAGTTATATCAAAAACTTCCTCTACAGGAATATCTGGATTATTAATTATTTTAAAAAAACCTTTTCTTACTTTATCTGCTGCACTATCTAATTTTGGAACATTAAATTTTTCTATGTTAGCTGGGTCGGTTGGTGCTGTTTTTTTCGGTAAACCAACTCTTTCTCTTAAAGTTTGCATCTCAACAAATTTAAGTTGATTGTTAGATTGCTCTACCAATTCTTTTAATTTGTTATATTTGTTTGCTTGAGATGTAAGCACATCTGCTCGTTTAACTCCTAAATTAAATTCTTTTTTAATTCTTTTAACAACACCTTCACTTACCTTTTCAAACTCAGGTTTTTGTTTTAAATTTTCTAATACTTGGTTTGTTGATAAACCTTCATTAAATAATTTTTTAACTTCATCTTCAAGTCCTGGTGCATCTATTCGAGGTCTATTGAACCCTTCTCTTGTACCAAGATCTTCTCCTTCAATTACACCTCCACCAATTGCAAAGTTATTTCTATCTTCTTCAATACCTGGTAACTGTTGCCCGTAGTTCTCTCTTGCAAAATCTACAAGCTGTTGTTTTCTTTCTCTTAAATATTTTATACCCTCCTGAGGTTCTATGGCTCCGGCATCGACAGCTTTATCTAAAACACTTTGTATTTTTAAAAGCATTTCATCTTTTGGAAAGCCACCGATAAAACCTTTTATAAAGTCATCTACTTCTAGTTTAAATACTTTTTCAGTATAGGGTTTTTGTTTTGGGATGATCTGTTCTTGAGCTGGTTTATTGGGTGGTCTTACGAGATCAGCTTTTGCTAATTTAAATTTTCCGATCTCCATGTTACATTCCCATTAAATATTGTAGACCGCCTTTGGAATTATCTTTTCTAGTTTTTTTAAGATTTTGTAAGATACTAATTATCTCGTCAGTTCCTTTTCCTTCTTCAACTAATTTCATAGCTTGATCAAGTGTAGCTAATGCTTCAGCTTTATTTTGTGGATCAGGGTCCTCTACAATTTCACTTAATAGTTCGTCATTAATTCCTGGATACTTTTGTTTTAGTTTAAATCTTTCTGTCATTTTAGGAAGCATATCTTCAGCTTCATTTTCATCCATTAGTTTTGCAACTTCTGTGTCTGTAATTCCTTTTGATGGATTTTTAGGAACATTAATATCAAACAGACCTTCCATCTCTATCATCTCATCTATATTTTTTGATCCTCCACCTCTTTGTTCTATTTCAATTAATTCTTCTGCAAGATTATTAACATCATTTATTGACTCACCAAAAACATCAGAGAAAACTCCTATTGGATCTCTTCCTTTAGGTATTTCAATATTTTTTCTATCTAATATTTTTCTAGCAATTGTTCTTGTAAGTCCCTCTGCTAATTGTAAACCTTGTTTAGGTTTATACATTGCTTCTTGCTCCTTCATAATATCTTCTATTTTTTTAGAAGCACCTTCTATTCTATCCATAATAGTCCCTGAAGCCTGACTCGGAGACTCTTCAACTCTTTTACCTCTTTTATCTACACCCGGTTTAAATACAGCTTCGATGACTTCACCTTTATCTTTAACTTTACCTTTGCTTAAAGATTCAATTCCTTCTTTTTTTCTAAAAGGAATAATATCTGCTGTTGGTTTGTTTGTAATTTTAGTTATTTCTTTTTGCCCTTGATTAAAAGCGTCTTTGATTTGATTTTGATATCTACTAAATGTTTCACCTAATTCTCTTTGTGCAAGTCTATAGGCATCTTCCATTGTTTTAATGGCACCTGACTTAGTTAGGCTTCTAATTGCTTGTAGTAATCTTACGACTGGTCCCATCAGTAATATGTCCTTTGTTTCTGTGGCATTGGTTCATCCTCATAGTCTTCTGGGTGTTGAATCAAACCACCTTGTCTAAATCTCATCACTGCCTGAGTCATCGAGTCCACCAAGTCATCGTGGTCTCCATATGGAAATGCAGCGCACTCTTCAATGACTTCTTGTGCGAACTCCATCTCTTTAGGAGCGTATATACGTCCTGACTCAAACAACGGCGAAACGCTGTTTACCCTCGTATGTTTATCGTTACCTTTAGAGGGAGTGTAATTTATAACAGGTATCCCTGCTTTTCGCAACTCATATGTTAATGGAAGCCCTGAAGCTTTTCCTTCAATGATCACTGTTTCCGGATTCCAGTAGCCGTACTGATCTAATGCAATACGACGTAATTCAGGAAACTCGTACCTTCCTTTTAATGCATCTACTAATATTAAACATTGGCCACTATCTTCAGATGGTGTGAATACTCCCCAAGTGGTAATAGCAGAATAATCCGCTGTTTCCTTTTTCATGAACGCTGTATCATATGATTGTATCACATGTTCTAGTGGAGGAAGTTCTCCTTCCCAATCTTGCCACCATTCACGTTTGATTAATGCTCCTTCTTCTCCTGTAGGATTTTGCATGTACTGTGCATTCCATTTTGAAAGAGGGATAGAAGCTCTAACTGATTCTAAATCTTTTATGTTCCAATATTCAGGCCACAGGGGCTTACCAGTTGGAAGGATTGCAGGAAACTCAATTACTTCCCATTGATCCGCCTTAGGTTCTTTTTGTGATCTAATCAATCGTCCTGCTAAATCTTTTTCATTCCATCTAGTCATTACAATTACAATTGTTCCACCAGGTTGAAGACGTTGACGTGGACCAGATGTATACCACTCGTAAGTTCTATCTAACGCTTGTGCATTCATTGCATCTTGTTCAGTGTGCGGGTCATCAATAATTAATAGGTCAGCACCCCTTCCTGTAATTGCAGATCCAACACCGGCAGCATAGTATTCACCACCTTGTTGGGTTTCCCATTTACCAGCAGCTTGACTATCTTCTTTTAATCTTGTTTGAAATACTTCTTTGTATTCTGGAGAATCCATAAGTTGTTTTGCTTTACGACCAAACCTTACAGATAATTCAGTTGTGTTAGTTGATTGAATAATTTTTAATTTAGGATTACGACCTACCATCCACGCAGGTAACAAGTAAGATGCAAACTCAGACTTAGTATGTCTAGGTGCCATGTTAATTATAACACGTTTAACTTTACCAGTTGCAATGTCATTAAATTTTTTAGCAACTTGTTTGTGATGTGTACCTTCAATAAAATCTGGCCATACATGTTTAACAAATGCCATGAAATCATTTTTAATATCAGCTTGTTTTTTCTTTTCTTTCCACTTAGCCATCACAAGAGATAATTCTCTTTTTACATCAGGTGGTAGCTTTTCAAACTTTTTTAACTTTTCTATGTCTATCTTCATAATGTCATTCGAAAAAATTTTCTAAAAAATTTTTATACATACGTTTTTGACCCCGATAAGTATTTTATGCCTTTAAGTATCTAAAACTCCGCAAAATGTCGCACCTATAGGGACCCCTTTTTGTACATGTATAATTGATTATATATAAAAATGCAAATTTTGGATTTGGCCTGGTACCTCTATCCTAACTAGTGAACCCGGGGCGCCTGTCCCCGGGTTCATGATGCCTAGTCTAACAGAACCATGTAAGCCTCAGCATTGTGTTTTCTAAACCAGTTGATATCCTCTCTAACTTTTTCCCATAGTTTAGAACCACCTGTGCCAAGCTGTTTATCTTCTAATGTTGCGGCTAATTCATTCATGAATATTCTGTCATGCTTGATAGCCTCAGCAGGTGTAAGCATAATAGACTCGCCACTAAATCTATTCTTTCTTTCCTCTGTTCTATTGTCTTGTTTAGTTTGTGTGTTCATATTTTCCTTTCTGTTAATGCCCTATCCTATAATAAATAGGACAGGGCGTCAACTAATTAATTCCAAAGATCTCGAACCATTGCGCCATTGGTTGCTTTGTTCAATGCCTCAAGGTATTCAGTCTCAGTCATCTTGAGGTAAGTTAAACAGAACTCATGTTTGATCTGTTGCGTTGCACCAGGGGTTCTAAGATACTCGACTGCTTTGTCTA